ACACACAGGCACACACAGAGACACAGAGGCACACACAGAGACACAGAGGCACACACAGAGACACAGAGGCACACACAGAGACACAGAGGCACACACACAGAGAGAGAGAGAGAGAGAGAGAGGAGGGGAGAACCAAGGAGGGGAGACGCTACGCCCTCAAAGGGCCTTTAGGCCACTGCTCGAATGCCGCAAGCCGTTTCGGCGAAGCAACGACGCGTTGATCACGGGGCACAAACGGCCTCTGTCAAGGAAATCGACGAAAATACCCGGGGCCCCTTGCATGGCGCGGACTTCCCGACGCGCAACTTTTCCACCCGTAGTGTAAAAACGCGCAGTATATGTGTGACTTTGCCGAATGCCCTGGCATGGCCCTTGCAGTGGGCCCGATTCTGGGGGTTCGGAGGGGGGGGGAATCTGGGCCGTGACGGTACATGGAGACAATGCTGGCATGGCCCGCCGTGCTTGTCAAGAAATTTCCTCCACATCCCCCGGCGACCGCCCCTGGCTTGCCCGTCCCATGGGCCCGAACCGCCCCTTGACGCACCGGGCCCGTTGTGCCATGCTTGCCTTGCTCGGCCCGGTCATGCCCCTCGCCGGGCCCAGGCTGCCCCCAGGCTGCCCCCAGGATGCCCCCGGGGCCCGAGGAGGAGGAGCGAGACCCATGAGCACCCACACACCAGCCAAGGCCCGCCACCTCACCCACACGTCCGAGCTCGCCCACTGGCCCGCCGGCGACCTCGAGGGTGGAGCGGCCCACAGCGTCGCCGCAAGCCTGCCGATGGGGCCGAACCCCCTCTTCGGACTGGCCCGCCAGGCAGACCGTGACGAGGTAGAGCGCAGATACCCGTCCCTCGCCGTCGATGCGGACCTGAACGCAGGATGTATGGCCTGCATCCCCGGCCTAATCCCCATGCCTTGCCCAGCCATGGGCGAGTGCAAGGCCGAGAAGAGGGGCCTCCTGTGCGGACCACGCGGCGCCCCGTCGGACTGCCCACTGCGGACCGGCCCGGCGGCTGGGAAGGCGAAGGACGAAGAGGAGCCAACATGACCGCCAAACCCCCAACGCCCACCCCAGCCGCCGCAGCCGCCGCAGCTTTCATGGTCGCCGGCCTGGCATTCTGGTTCCTTAGGACGGGGCCCGGAGACGCCCTGACGCCCTGACGCCCTGACGCCCCGGCTCCCGCCCGGCCGACCGACTAAGCCATCCCGCCGCCCACTAGAACCCGAGATCCCCAGTGGTGGCCCAGAGGTCCCTCCCCCACAGACAAATCCCTTGACAGCACCAGCCGCGCCCCCTCAAGCCTTAGATGTAGTGTCATGTATGGCAATGAGGAGATACGCGATGGGAACACTAAGGAAGAGGCGGGCAACCACAAAGAAGGACATCCCCGAGCAGTTGGTGCCGGGCGTTGGCGCAGAGCCGGCGATCCCTGCAGCACTGGAGATGTCGGTGCGTCCCAACCCGAGGCGGGTGCCCGTCTTCGTGCCCGATCCCGTGGAGCCCCCCGTCGAACTCCCCACCCACGTCAAGGTCGCGAAGCACTCGAAGCCTGACCGGTGCAACAACTGCGGTGCCAGAGTCAAGGACGGCGCCTACGACGTGAAGCCGGTCCTCTACACCGACAGCAAGGAACTGTCGTGGTGGTGTGCGAAGTGCCGCACCCTCAACGGCGTCAAGGTGTACCGGATTCCGAAGGCACCCCGGTGAACGTCGGGGATGCGGCAGAGCCGCGCAAGTCCAGTCCAACAATCATCACCCCGAAGGATGAGGCGGGCGGGCGTCCGCGCCGTACCAGCAAGATCGTCCGCCACCACATGGCCATCGAGGAGGCGTTGTCCAACCTCATGTTGCAGACGACGTATGCCCTGGATGCCCTGGTGGCATGGACAGTGGAGAAGCGGTACGCCAAGAGCGAGCCTTCTGCGCTTGAGGGCACGCTGATGATCATCCTCAACCACATCACCCATGCAAGGCGGCGGACACATGGGGCGCCCTTGCGTGATCCTCGGCACATCGCGTCCATGGCCGTGGTGAACAGGGCGAAGGATCTGTTCTCGCAGCCTGTGCGCACGTCGACCGAGTCCATCATCCGGCGGGCGAGGGAGATCATCGCCTTTGGTGGCGTGCTCCACCACGTGCTCCATGCCGGGACATCTCAGGCGACACGGGATCGCTTGGTGAGTGCGTGGCAGAGTGGGGACGTGGCGGGCATCCTCCGCTACTGCAAGGGGCCAACAGAGGCGAAGTTGTCGACCGGGGTGACAGAGCACACGAAGCCCATGTCGCCCACGGAGTTGCCGATAGAGGCGACCCCTGACACGCCTGACGAGGTGGACAGGGCTGTGGCTGCGTTGCGCCGTTCCGACACGGAGGCGGCCGAACAGGAGGCTGCTGGTGGGTAGACCGGGCGGTGGACACTGGCGAGAACCGAAGCGTGCGCCTGTGCGCCATCTCATACAAGACGGGAGGGAGGTCGTGACGAAGGACAAGGACGGCAACCCGGTGGTATCGAGTCTGTCGCCAGATGGGGTACCCTACCTTCCGCAACACCCTCCGATGCGCCAACCGAGTCCGAGTGGGTTCCAGGCTACGGACAACTGCACGCCCCAGCCGCCCGAGGATGCGAGCGACAAGGAGGTGGTGCTTTGGTACTGGCAGAACGTGATCCGGGGTCAGATATACGCTGACCCTGAGACGCGGGCGCAGGTGGCCAAGACCATGGCGATGCACCACGGGATGTTGAGCAAGAATGGGCCGCCGGAGATCCCGGTTGATTCGCCGCCCGCGACAACCTCTTCTGCAAGGCCGATGAGTCCTGGTGCGTTCCTGGATCAGGAGGTGCGGGCGGTGCGGGCGGCTGCTGGCGACATGAACTACGCCCCTGCTGGTGCTGGTGCTGATGCGGAAGAGGACGACGCCGGGGCGGACTTCTGAGATGGAAGTGGATGCGTCCGCCACCTTGCACATAGTGCTCAAGATGCTTGATGGGCGTTGCCTCCACAGGCGACTACGGGCATCCGACATGACTCCGCACATAGTTCAGGCGGTGGATGCGCCTGATTCCTTCCACCACTTCTCGTTGTGGGGGACGGACGGCGAGGGGTCTCTTCTCTTTGTGGAACAGGAGGCGAACTGATGCGACAGGGACAACCTATGGCGCCCGGTGGTGGCGCTGGCATGGGGTTTGGTGGTGGTGGTGGTGATCCTCAGCGGGAGGCTGCCGGCGACGTTCTGAGTCGTCTACCTGAGATGTTGAACCGTGCGAGCGAGGTGACGGTGACGATAGCTCTGGCGCCCCCTCCGAAGGAGCGGGTCGCCGATGAGGGTGTGGAAGAGTACGCCGGACCCGTTCCTGGCGACGAGGAAGAGGGTGGGTACTGAGGCGGGGGCGGTGATTGCGGAGGGGGAGTTGCCTGCAATCGAGCGGGGATGGTGTTGCGTCGAGACGGGTCCGGCCTTGGAGTACCATGTGCGACAGTACGAGGGGCGCCTGGTGGGGAGGGTGTTCAGGCGAGCTGGCGAGAGGTCGTACACCTACGGTGTCTACCGCCTTGACGACTGGGAGCGGGGGATTTCTCAGCGGTCATCGAGTCTTGATGGGGCGAAGTTCCAGGCCGACAGGACAACCGACAGGATACGTCGTGGGGACGAACGAGAGGCCGTGCGACGACGCGAGGCGTCCGAGGAGGCGGCTTGGCAGGCGGCAAGGCGAAAGCGGTAGTCAGGTCACCGCCCCCTGACAACTACGAGGAGTTGCTGCGTCTATGGGTGCGCAGTGCTCGTGCCTTCATTCTGGCGTGTCTGATCATCAAGGACAAGCGGGGGCGTCTGGTCCCTTTGCGGTTGAATGCGCCCCAGGAGAAGCTCCTGACGGCGTTGTTGCGGTATGTCCGCATCTTCGTGTTGAAGGCACGCAAGGAGGGCGTGTCGACGCTTGTGGCGGCGGTGTACTTCTGGCAGGCGGCGATTCACCGGAAGAACGTCCTGGTGGTGGCGCACAAGAAGAAGTCGGCGGAGCAGATATTCCGCATTTACGCCACGTTTTACAGGCACTTACCGGAGTGGTTGCGGGCGGAGATTCCGACGACGCGGGGCAACGTCCGGCAGTTGGTGTTTGCCCATGGGGGTCGCATCGAGGTAACGACGGCGAGGTCGGACGAGGCGCGGTCTGACACGTACCAGTTCATTCATGCTTCCGAGGTGGCGTTGTGGCCGCACCTGAACGAGTCGGTGGCGGCGATCTTTGCGACGGGCGACATCACGTCGACCCAGACGGTGTTGGAGACGACGGCCAAGGGGCCGAACGAGGCGTACCATCTGTGGAACTCGACGGGGGACTACAGGTCGGTAGGGAAGAGCATCCATCGGATCTTCTTCGCCTGGTTTGAGGACCCGACAGCGGAGTCGGATGTGCCACCTGGGCATGACGACGAGGAGAGTGGGGACTGGGTTCCGTGCGATCTTGATGTCGAGGAGGAGGCGTATGTCGAGCGGTACGGTCTGAGTGAGCGGAAGATCAACTGGATGTGGCACACGCTCCACGAGGATTGCCTTGGGAACTGGGACACGTTCAACCAGGAGCATCCGGCGGAGCCGCATCTGGCCTTCATCCTTGGGGGGTCGCCGTACTTCTCTGCCGTGGCACGGAAGGTCGGTGTTGACCCGCTTGAGGTGGCGAAGCTGTCCGCCGGGCTTCAGCCGGTGATTTGGCGGGAGCCGCAGCCCTACCACATCTACACGATGGGTGTGGACACGGGAACGGGAGACCCTGACCAGGATGCTTCGACGGCGGTGATTCGGGATGTCACGAACAAGAACAACCAGGTGGTGGTTGCTGCAATCGAGCACTGGGTGACGGAGGACGAACACGCTGCGGCGGCGTTTGAGTTGGGGAGTCGGTACAACGCTTTCGCCGTGATTGAGGCGAACAGTTGTGGTCATGCTGTGTGTAACTACTTCAAACGCAAGGGTTATCCGCACATGTACAGGCGCAAGGCGCTTGACAATGCGACGGGGGAGTTGACGGAGAAGATGGGGTTCTACACGGGGCCGGGAGAATCCGGGACGCGGTCGGTGTTGTTGTCGACGTGTCACCGTGACTTGTCGAAGGGTCGACTTGAGGTTACGGACCCTCGGATACAGGCTCAGATCAACTCATTCCAGTACAACGCGAGGGGGAGGCCGGAGGCTGCGTCGGGGTGTCACGACGACCTGATCTTCGCGTTGGCGTTGAGTGGTGCTGGCGAGGACGACGTGGAGCACCTTCGGAACCAACGTGCGACGATGCGACGACCGCGGACGCTTGAGGAAGCGATTGCGTTTGAGCAGGCCACAAAGATGCCCTTCAGCCGGGGGATTCGGTTCGCAGACGACCCGGTCAGGCGCCCGTCGCCTAGTCGGACAATGAGGGAGAGAGTGAGGCGGAGACAGGTGCGGGTGGAGCGGTGAGAATGCTTGAAGTTTTCTCTTGACTCACCGCACCGCGCCCCATCTAGCCTTGTAGTGCAATGTATGGCCACGGTCTGGACGACCCTAAACTTCCGGTGGCCACAACGCAGGTAACGGCTGACAGGTCTGGACGACCCTAATCTCCGTGGCCGGGACCGAGGGAGATGAACCGCATGAGTATCCGCGACGACATCAACAGCAAGAGAGAGGGTCTGCGCAACAGTGTGCGTGACGCAGTTGGCGTCAAGGGTGAGGGCGAGCCGGTTGGTGGTGGCACTTCGGACAAAGACGAATCCCGGTCCAGCGCTGCCGAGTCGGCCGCCGGTGAGTTGGCTTCTTCGGGTTCAACCGAGTCGGCTGACAACACCACAGCCAAGGACGCCGGAGGTGGTGGCAAGGGCGACGATGGGGCGACCAGGACGGCCGCTTCTCCGACCCCAGGGCAGGACGACAAGGGCAAGAAGGAATCTGGCGGCACCGACGTGTCCCCGGCGTCGACCGGCGTCACGGGCGCAGCCGCGCCTCCTGGTCAGTCGCCTCCCCCTGTGGCCCCAGCCAAGCCGCAGCAACCCACGGGTGGCCGCGGCAAGGACCACGTTCCGTATCAGGAGTTCGCACGCGTAGCAGCAGAGCGCAAGTCGTTGCGGGAACAGATGGCGCAGAGGGACCGCGAGCTTCTTGAAGCTAAGGCGGAACTTCGTGCCTGGCAAGCCGTGCGGCAACAGTCTCCGACGCAGCCTCGACCAGATCAGTATGAGGGCGGCAGTGGTGGGGATGACCTCCTTGACGAGGTGCTTGGTGTACCCGGGGCGCAGCAGCAGCAGCAGCAGCAGTACGCACAGGGGCAGCCGGGGCAACCCGCCGAGCAGCCCTGGCAGAAGGCTGTTCGGGAAGCGCACGAGTACGCCCGCGGTGTGGAGCGCAGGTATCTGGCAGACCGTATTCAGACAGAACTGTCCAACATGCTTCCTGAGTACGGAGACCAGGAGCAGCAGTTCCTGGCCGGCCAGACCATGCTCTCCTACATCCAGCACAAACACGCCGACAACATGACAGAGGCGAAGAGGCTGTATGACGCCACACTTGGAATCCAGCGGCGCGGGTTCACCCGAGCCGAGGAGGCCCAGATAGCGGCGTCGCAGGAAGTGGCCGCAGCGGTGGCCCCACAAGTTCCCGTTCAGCCCTCGGCAGCAGAGCAGAGCGCACCAGAGGCGCCTGCGGCTCCTGCAGCTCCCCCGAGGCCGCGCGGGATCGGAGGGGGCGGCGGCAGCGGCGTGACCAACAACGTGCAGGCCAATAACGTCCGGGCAGCAGGAGAAGCCCTCAAGAAGCGGGGCGGACTGCTTGGGATGTTCGGCCGCCGGTAGCGGTTCCTTTGCCGATAGTGGTGCGGGAATCGACTGCCGAAACAGCAGGAGACCCGTACCATGGCAGCTAGCACAACCTCACTGGCCGATGTACTCTACAACGACTACCTCGGCCCACTCCAGCGTGAACTCGGCGAGTCCACGTTCGTCCTCAAGAAGTTCAAGAAGTCCCCGGTCCATTGGTCCGGCGGGCAGGCCATCGTCCGACTGCACGTCGGGCGCAACACGGGCGTCGGGTTCCGCGGCGAGGCCGACGGCAACAGCGGCACCAACCTCCCGACCGCCGGGCAGCAGGCGTATGACCAGTACGTGCTGACCTCGGCCTACCTGTACGGTCGGTTCCAGATCAGCGGTCCTGCCATCGCCTCCGCCAAGAAGGGGGACGCCGACGCCCTGATCGACGGGATCACGGAAGAGATGGAGCGTCTGAAGGAGGACACCCTGTTCAACGCGGGGCAGGCCCTCTACGCGGGCGGCACCTTCCTCGGCTGGCTCAACGAGCACGAGGCCAAGGGCGGGGCTTCCACCTGGGAGTTCACCGGGGACATCGACAAGGCCAATACCCTCATCGGGTACACCCTGGCCGACATCGACCTCGACGTGAACCTCATCCGCATGGACACCTACGCTCTGGTGAGCGCAGCGCAGGTAACGGCCGTCGACACCGCCGGGCATCTCCTGACCCTCGGTGACGCAGAGGACACCTCTGTCGCCGCCTTGGGCGCCGGGTCAACCGGCTACGCCATCGGCGTGGTCGTGAACGACGCCGGCGAAGGTAACGTAGACGTGGCCGGCGATGACGCCAACTTCATGGCGAACGCCACGACCCGCCAGCCCATCGGCATCTTCGGGAACCTCGGACTGCCTACCCTGTTCACCGTTGACCGCACCACGGCCACGGGGCGCACGGCCATGCAGTCCATGTGCCTGACCCATTCCAGGACCGGCAATCACGACCGAGAGGCGTTGCAGCCGGGGCGGCTCCACTCGATCAAGGCCCTCAAGAAGGTCCGCGCTCGGGTGACGCCGAAGTTCGACGACGTGATCGCTCACCCCGACCTCATCGAGGAGTACGTGGACGTTCTCACCGCCGGTGGGGCCGCCTACTCCCTCGACCCCCGGAAGCGCCTGGGCGGCGGGGACGCCATCCCCTTCGACGACAACACCCTGACCGTGGGCGGTGCGCCGATCACGACCGACCCGGACTGTCCCATGGGTTGCCTGGTCTTCCTGGAGATGGACCCTTGGGGATTCTACGAGCTGCAGGAGCCCGACTTCATGGACCTGGACGGCAAGCCCCTGCGGGCCGTGGCCAACCAGGACGCCCTGGAGGGTTACCTGCGCTGGTACTACCAGATCGCCTGCCGCAAGCCAAACCGGCAGGGAATCATCACGGGCATCAACTTCACGGGCGCCACCGCCGGAAGCTGAGCCTAGCGGGCTAGGGGTGGGGGCTCGGGTGGAAACGCCCGAGCCCCCCGACCCCAACATCGGAGGCAGAAGATGGGCCCAGATGATGGTCGTGACGAGCAACTGCGGTTAGCCGCAGCCGACTTGATGCAACAGCGGCTACAAGCATCCAACGCAGACAAGGCCGGCACCATGGAGACAGTGGCGCCAGCGGTGGGCGGTGCGATCGGATCTATTTTCGGTCCGGTTGGCAGCATGATCGGCCAGGGCGTTGGCACCATAGTCGGCAAGGGCGTCGGCATGGTCATGGACCCCCAGCGGCGCGGGCAGGGTTCTGTGGCGGGCACGTTGGCCACTCAGGCGAGTGGGGCGGGATCGCAGCTCGAAATACTGCGCAAGATGCGTAGCGGGCAGGGCGCTGATTCTGCTCAGGTTATGGCCGCTCAACAGCAACCGTCGGGCGGGAGCATCTACGAATGAAGTGGAAACTCCCCAACGGATGGTCCGATCAGTTGGCGGCGGCGAGGCAAGCCAAGGCCAGTCTCGAGGAGGACTGGACAACCGAACTCGAGTATGTCGCCAGCGAACAGTTTGAAGACCTCGACAAGGAGGCCGGTCTACTCGCTCCGCGGGACGACATCAAGCGTGGGATGCTGGTCTTCAACCGGCTACAGTCGAACGTCAATCAGGCCCATGCCCGTCTACTCGTGACTCTCCCGGCGGTGGCCGCATTGCCGGCGTCAGACTCAAACGACGACATCACCAAGGCGCAACTGGCGTCAGAGTTGGCCCGGTACTACTGGACCACGGCCCTCATCGAGGAGACGTTCAACGAGGAGGCGTTCCCGTTCCTGGTTCCGATAGGCACGGTGGCCCAACACACCTACTATGACCCGGCCGACGACGAGGTCAAGACCGACATCGTGTCTCCCTTCGATCTCATCGTGCCAAAGGGAATACGGAAGTTCTCCGAGGCGTGGTGGGTTGCCGTGCGCACCCTCGTTGCCAAGGGAGACCTACTTGACTGTTACGACAAGGACCCCGAGGCACGGAAGGCAATCAAGGCGGCCAATCCGGTGACGGGAGATGATGAGCCAGAGGACCACCTTGAGATGTTGGACGTGTACTGGCGGTCCGGCCAACACGCAATCATCCTCGGCGGCGACAACGGCAAGGAGGTCGTCCTGTGGTCGGGCGAGTTCGACCGTGATGCGTTCCCCGTCCAGGTAGCCCGCAGCAACGTCATCGGCAAACGGTTCTGGGGCTTCGGGATGGTCCACTTCGCCATGGACCCACAGAACGCCTACAACCGAGCGTGGAATCAGATCCTCGACGGCACCGACCTCATGGCCGACCCGGTCATACTGGAGCCAGACGAGTGTGCCCTGGACGCCGACGCGTTCACGCAGGGGGCCGGGGAGAGGGTCCGCTACAAGGCCAGTTCGGGGTTCAAGCCTTCGGTCATGGATGGCGTAGCTCTCCCGCATGCCGTCTACCTCAACCTCCAGCGCCTCCAGGAGGAGATCGACGACGCCTGCGGTATCCACCCGGGGTCCAAGGGCGATACTGCCACCGGGGTCAAGTCGGCAATCCACGCAAAGACCCTCCAGTCGGGCGACCAGATGGGCCTTGCTAGAGTGGAGGCCAGTATCGCCGCCATGTTGCGAGGAACCCTCAAGGCGGCCTTGTCGCTGATGAAGCGACACTACACCAGGCCCCGCATGGCTCAGATGATGGACGACACCGGGGAATGGGCGTGGAAGACGTTGCAGGCCACAAACATGGGGCCGGTCCCAGAGATCAGTTTCGACACGTCTACCCTCTTCCGGTCTCACATCGAGGACCGGCGGCGGGAAGTCATGGAGTTGGCGGCGGCCCAACTGCTGGACCCGCAGGACGCACGCGAAGCGTTGGCATTCCGGGTCTCAAACCGCAGCGACCTCGCCAAGATCAAGGCCCGTCGGCACGCCCAGGAGATGCTTGAGCTCGCCAAGCACGGCTATGAGATCGAATTCTTCAAGAGCGATGACATCGGCGCCTTCGATGATGTGTTCTACGAGTTCATGCGGGATCTCGTGTTCTATGAACTTCCGCAAGAACTTCAAGATCATATCGCTGCAACCTACCAACAAATCGTGGCGATCAAGAATGCCGGGATACAGGCGGTGATGTCTAAGCAACAGGCTGTACCGGGGGGATCTACGGGTGTACCACCTCCTGCGCCGTCAAACCCCATAGCCAACGCTATGCCTGAACCCGTGCCGGACGGTGGGCCGATGATGCCAGCCGCAGGGATGCCAATGGAAGCGGGGGTGATGTGATGGCACTCACCTACGTCGAACATGTGGCCGCCCTCTTCCGCAAGTACATGGATGAGGCCGACCCGACCTGGGTAGACGAGACGACAGACGTTCCGGGGATGTTGGAGCGGGGGTACGATCAGTTCAGAGACCTCGTATCTACCTACGACCCCTACTACTTCTGGGCGAGCGCCGACTTCTCCGTCTCCGGGGCTGGCAGCATTGATCTGACTACGGCCGCTCCGATTCTCATGGGTTCGGGCGTGCTGGCCGCTACCCCGCGCCTCCATAGTCTCCTCAAGGTCGCAGTTCTCGACGGCACGTCAAACGTCCTCCACTACATCAGGGGCGCATCGAACCGCGAGGAACTGCGGGTGGGGACTAGGGACAGGCGCGGGTACTACTTTCGAGCGGGGACAACCCTCTACTTCTCAGGGGAGATCACTGGGACGGTGCGGCTTGAGTACGTGCCGCAGTCCCTTGTTGACTGGACGCAGACGACCACTGGCGACAACGAGTGGATCGACGACCTCATCCCCTACCACGACATCATCGCCCTCCTCGCAATGTCCGAGTACGAACTGCGAGACGGGGCGGTCAACGAGTGGTCGGAGCGCCAACTGGCACGCAGGGGCCGAGACCTGGCTACCTTCTTTGCCCGCGGCGCCGCCAGAGAGGCTCGAGGAAGGCGGAGGTTTGTGAGGTAGGATGGCGACGACTGGCCAGATGGTAGACATCCTTCCGACCGGCATGAACGTGGACATGCCGGGCGGCGGACCCATCATCGTCAACTATTTTCGGCGTGACGGTGCCTGGATTGTCCGACCCGGGCTCGGCCAAGAGTCGCAGTTCGACTCTACCCTCCTGCGTTCAGACCTGACTAACATGGTTCACCTTGGCAGCAAGGAGATCGTCACGGACTTCGGACACGAACAAATCCTGATGGTGTTCGCTGTCAACGTCCACACCGGCAACCTGTTCAATGCCAGTGCCGACGACTACCGACGCGGCAGGTTCACGCGGGCCGTGTTGGTGCATGTCAGGGACGTGACGGCCGGCACGACATGGGAGGAGTTGCTGGTCCCCAACTCGTCGAGGTCCGCTGGCGAAGCGCAGTACATGCACGGCGTCTGGGAGACGGACAAGGACTGGGACTTTGAAGCGTACATCACGGCCGGCAACGACAAGCCCTGCTGGTTTGTACAGTTCAATGACACCGTGGTCTTTGGGTCGCCAGGATTGGGGCTCTGGTGCTATGTCCCCGCCGTCTTTGGGCGGACTGCGGTTCGGCAGTGGGAATCGACCCTCTACCACAGCGGACACATTCGGTGCGAGTCGGACTCGACGGTGCTTATCGACTTGCGGCCAACCGACGGGGAGTACTCCGACGGTTACGCCTACCTCAACGATGCCGAGTTCCCCCGGTCGGTTGCTGCATGTTCCATTCAGGGGCGCATGGTCTACGCTGCCGACAACGTGGTCTGGTTCTCTGACCCGGGCCGTCCGGCGTGTGTTCTGGCTGACAACTTCTATGCCATCCCCACCGACGACCACATAACAGCCCTTGGGGATTCGGGTGGGAACCTGACGATCTGCACTCGTACAAGCACTTGGTTCTTCGATGGAACCTGGGGCGAGTTGGTGGTCGGGTCGGCGGTCCAGGTGTCGCAACAGACCGGGTGTTTGTCTCAACACGCAATGGGGCGCATCGACAACGGACTTGCTTGGGTAGACGACACCGGGATATGGGGAACCGTCACCGGACTCCAAATCGAGCCACTAAGCAAGGACATTGGCGAGTTCTGGCGCAAGGGAATCGAAGACCCCCGCACCCAATACTACCAGACCGGCGGCTTGACCGACCTTGCCAACGTGCAGCCGACACTGCGGTGGGCGCATGACACCACCGATGACAAGGTTCAGTTGGCCTACGTGCTGCCGGACAGGATGTTGGTGGCAACGTGGCCCCGGCAACGCATATCCCTGGTTCTCTCCGGCGGCGCTTGGGCTTTGTGGACATGCGAGACGTTGGCGGCCGCCCAGGGGACCGTGGCTGCGACTCAGGGCATTGAGAACCCGTGGTTCGTCGCTCTGCCGTCCGGGTTGTGGTGCGTGGCATCCCCCAACTCCGTCACTCTTGACGACGAAACCCTGTTGGACGGAGGTCTTCTGGCATCTCCCGCAGAGGAGGACCGCACGGTCGGGTCGTGGGCCCTACTTCGCATGGGGCGTGGTGGTGCCCTGGACAGGACGGCAGTCGTTGCCGAGGACAGACGGAGGTTCGCCGGCAAGTTCTACGACATCGGCCACAGCGTGTCTGAACCGAAGAGTGCGATCCGAATCGAACGGTGGATTCCGGTTCAGGAGGGGACGCAGTTGCCGTCGGGCGTGTTGGCGCCCGCGAAGTGTCACTTATGGCCGGTGCGACTTGTCTTCCATCCGAACCCCGGGCTATTCACTTGGGCAGACATAGACAGCGTCACCTTCATCTTCACCTTCGACTACAACCGGTGGGCTCCGGTTCTCCGAGCCGACAACCCAGCAGAGGTCGCAGCCGTTCTCCCGAGTGAACGGATAGCCAGTGCTGCTGGGTTTGGCATTGGCGCTCCGGTGGCTGGGACTGCGGAGGTCCAGTTGTATCGAGCGGGCGTTCTGGCACCCGTCAACGGCAACCAGATCAGAATCCGATGGGATGGAGCTTCCTCGACGGGGTTTATGTCACCGCACATGAACATGGCCACGAAGCGCCCTGAACCGTGGATCTACCTGCCGATGTACGCCAGGAACAACTCCGCCGATGTGGTGAGTGCAGGCATCGAGGTCGATACCGCCACAATCGAAGGTGAACACTCTGGCATACCTTACAGTTTGGTGCCGAGTGTCTACGCCTGGCAACAGGCCGAGGCACCTCTTGCTCGGGTCGCCCGGTCTGGCCAGTGTGTTGACCACGCCATCGAGACCGAGGCGCTGAGGCTTGCCAACTCCCAGATTCGGTTGCGGAGTGTCTTCATCGACGCCGTCTCCCATGGTTGCGGGACAGGGGTCATCGCCCCGCGGTACGGGCTCCTCAACCTCGTCATGGCCAGCGACTACAAGGGCATGAGCGGGCAGGTGGTCGACCACGCCAGTGGGGCGATCCGGGAGAACAACGACCACGATGGAATACGGACGCGGTTCCGAGACAGCACGGGGGCGTTGAAGAAGCGGACGTTCAAAAACGGTCCAAAGTGGGGCGACTCCACCGACACGGCGGCCGGCGATTACCTGATTGATTCTGAGGAGTTCGATTCGGTAGCAATCTCCGATAGCGTCCAGGGCGAGGAAGTCAGACTTCTCCTGCACGGCCATCTCAAGAACGACGCCGAGGTCTTGCGAGTGTCGCGGTTGAGGGCGGTCATCCGAAAGGCTGGAATGCCGCGGAGGACCGGCAGATGAGTCCAAAGCGAGAACTCCTACCAAGGACAAACGACAGACTTCCCGTCAAGGACTACGCAGAGCGGGACGACGTTCGCAAGCGAGTCGACGCCCTTGGGTTGACTCTTGCGGGCGAAACTCTCACGGAGAAGGCCGCCCGTGACAACGTCGTGGTCCTGGCCCCGGGCGTCCACACGCTGCCCTCGGTTGCTACACCGGGACTTCTGGTTGAAGGGTTCGGCCGTGCGTTGGTGAAGTCGGGCGTGCTGGTTGGATCCGCAGATGTGGTCTTCGACGGCATTCACTTCGCCGGCGTTGACAGCCCCATCGTCACTGTCGCAGCCGCCGCCCGTGTGGTGTTCCGCAGCTGCGTCTTTGAACGCACAGATGCGCGTCTGAGCGCCGCGGACAACTACGTGTCCGTGTTTGCTGGCGGGCTGGCGATCTTTGTGGGGTGCGTCTTCCGGGGTGCCCAGACAGCCGGCGTGATCGTCACGAACGCCGGAGGTGCAGCCAACGTTGGAATCGTGGGGTGCTCGAACCGTACCGGACGTGCCCACAACAACGTCACTACGATCTTCGAGGTGTAGATGTCCCTGCGCGAGATCACAGACGAGCAGTTCCGAGAATCGACCACCATTGACGGGAATCGTCTTGACATGGCGTTGGACGACATGGAGAAGAGCATCAACTCCATCCCGCACAGGAACGTCGGCCGCCGCTTCACTCAGTCACAGATCGTGGCCGGGTATCCTCCGGCGCCGGACCCAGCAGCCGTCATCTACCGCCTCCCGTTTATGCGCTCGTCGAACACTGCCGCCGATGTGGTAGCCGGAGGTACAGCGCCAGCATATGCAAACGTGCAGCGGGTCAAGGGTATCGCTCTGCGCTCCGCGGGCCTGCCGGTCCAGTGGATCTGGACCATCCCGTTCGCCATCAACGAACCTGCCTTGCTCGTCGACCTGTGCGTGTGGTTGCAGACGGATACTTCCTGGTTCGTCTACGGAAACGACTTTGTCGGAGCTGCCGGGAACTGGGTAGAAAACATCGGCGTCGTGGTGAGCATCGACGACCCCTTTGTCCCCGAACAGAGGGAACGCAACCGCCAGGCTTTGGTGCGCGTCAACACCCGTTGCGACGTGCAGAGGACGAATCCCCTTGGTGGGGTACTCATCAACAACTTCCGTCCGCTTCTGACCGGCGGCGGTCTTTCGGGGCTCTGTATTCGCTCCGACGACATCGAGATCCCCCTACCGCGCAACAGCCGGTTCCGGGTGTTTATCTCTTTGCCGCAGACAGGCGAAGTACCCTGGGGTGATACCCCGATGTTGTCTCGGCAGGTGCCGACCGTCACGGCCACAATCCTAGAGGAGGTCGGTCGGCATGGCTAAGATCACCCGAAAGCGCATGGCGCGTGGCTTGAAACTCACGCAACAGCACGTCTTCGACCCGTTGCATGACGCCGGAGACGCGCTTTCAGGGCAGGTTACATACGACCAGATGGCCGACGGATACGGCACCTTCCGGGTAACCTGGAACATCCCGATCCTTGGAGGAACATTCCTGGCTGCCGCCGGGGGTCCCAAGGAGTTGATGCTGCCGGTGATGTTCCCGCCGATGCAGGAGTATTTCGACGAGGTCAACAGACACGTCACCACCGCAACCCCAGAGATCCTTATAGAGGAATGCACTGTCGGGTGGGACCAGCGCGACGAGTCTTGCGCCGTCCGGGACGCGATCGACGCCAACGAAGGCAAGATGAACGCCACGGCTGCCGCACTGGCAGCCTACAACCTGCGCATGCGTCTGCTGCGGAAGCGCCCCACTATGCTGTGGGAGGACGACACCAACAGCGAACGCCTCATGGCACAGCAGGAAGTCTGGCGGGCAGTGATCGACCCAGCGTCATCGCAAAGCGACAGCTACAGGTCGGGCAATCCGGTCGTCATCACAGGGATCAACCACGCCGCCGATCGCTACGCCGTCTACTACTTGGCGGTCGGAGACGCCAGGCAGTCCACGGACATGGACACCTATGCCTATGTGTCACTCACGATCAGTCTCAAGTGCAAGACGAGGTTGACGCTCAGAGATGGCGTGTTCGGCGTCTCCGCGATGCCACGCAACGCCCCCGAGGGCCGGATGCAGCAGGACGCCGCCGTGGTTACAACCACTCGGCCCGTCAAGGACACCGACATAGAAGCAGACACGGTGGACGGCGTGCAGACCAACCTGGGAATCATCGACACGGCCGTGCATGGTCGTCTTTGGGGTGGGTTCGACGAGAAAGCGTGGAAGAGTCCAGAAGAGCACATTCTTCACGATGCGGCCTACGAAGTGATCATGGTTCCAATGTTCGGGGGGATGCCGACACACATCACTGCGGCGACAGTGGACAGGCTGCCCTACGTAGACGTGCTCGGCCAAGGGAACAGGGACAGGACGTGCGACCGGCGGTGCATCCCCCTGGTGCATCCCCTTGTAATTCATCACGTCTACGCCTTCTTCTCGTCGCTGGCGCCGTCCGCTACGACAATAGCGGCACTCTCGGCCAACCTGAAACACTGCGTGGGCGTTGGGCTTGGTGCGGGGCTTCGGGGGGATCTTGTCACGTACCAGGAAGTTGCCTACTTGGAGATCGACCCGTTCTCGGCCTTCAGTGTGGGTGCCCTGGCGATTGACTTATCGGCTACGTTGACCTCGCCGCACACCGGTGGCCTCACGAATGGCATCATAGCCTTCGAGGTTCCGCTGGTCTATCCCGACACGGGGGCAGACGGCAACGGCTACCGTCCACAGGGCAGACCCGTATACGCCGGTCGTGAGGTGGGTATCGAGAACAGCAGGTCGCAGATCCCGGCCCAACTCGGCGTAGCACTTGCGGCACCGGAAACGGCCGGTCAGGAACAGTGGATCGAGGTCCGCTGGAGCTTCGGAGACGCAATACGCGGGCTGAATCTTGGGGCGCCACCAGCCTACGACGCCGAAGATGTCTTCGCCGGGTACGGCGGATTCTGGGTTCAACTCGTGTGCAAGAAACATCTGTGCGGGGGCGAGGTGTAGAGATGGCAGAGTACGACGCCACAAGACCAGGGGAAGATCCGAACACCGCGAACTCCGCGCTGGACCTGGGGAGTGAACGACGCCGCAAAGAAGTGGAGATGCAACAGCGTGCGGCCGCCGCTGAAAGTCTCCGGCAGTCCAGTCTTTCCGCCGTAGGCGACTGGGACGCAGCGGTAGCCTCTGGCAGGGCCAACCTGGCGGGCGGCGAACAAAACATCCGTGCGCAGGCCGCAAAGTCGCTGGCTGCCGGACTCTCTCGTGCGCCAGTGGGTTCCGGTGCGTCGTTGGCTGCCGGGCGGCAGGCCGGTATGGACGCCGGGAACGCTCTGGCTGGTTTCAAGGCCGGACAGGCAGACTTCGACATTCGGGCACAACAGGGGCGCTACGCTGCGCAGGAGGCTGCGCAGACGATGATGGGGCAGTACGAGGAGATGCGGGCTGCCAACGACGCAACCCTGACCCGGGAACGCCAGACGACGATGGACGACTATGAAACCACCTTCCGCGGCATTGTGGACGGGGAGAACTCCAAATGGAACGCCGACGAGAGGTCAATGTACAACCAAATCTGCGCCCTCGCCGACAGAGAGGAAGACCCGTACCTCCGGCAATGGATACGGCGGCGGGCCGAGGAAATCTACGAGCGGGAGAACTGGGGGTAGATGATGGCACGCGCAAAGCCGCTACGTCCGATCTTTCAGCCCGGCTATGGCAGGTCTCAGGTTCCAGGGGGGCCCAGTCCTGGCGACCGCGACCTTGCCCGAATCGGCACCGTTGCCGGCATGGCCAACTCACTCTTGAGCAGTCGGGTTATCCCGGCACTCGTGCAGGGTATCGGGGGGGCAGTCAACTCCATCATGGGCGCCGTGGGCAGCGGCGGTGACGAGACTGCCGAACCCGGTCCTGGCATGATGGGCCAGATGGGTGCCGCCCCAGTAGGACAACCGGGACTGATGCAGCCGTCTCCTGGCAGTGGCGGAGGAATGCCGCCTGCGCCGCCGCCACAGGGCGCAGGAGAACAGCCGGCACAGCCGGCCATCGCAGCACAACCACCACTGAATCGTGACGCCCTGCGACGGCTTCCCCCGCAGGACATGGCCTTGCTGCGCGGAATGGCCGCCGACATGAAGGCTGGCGAATCACAGGCTTCCGTCGTCACCAAGTACGCACAGCAGGCGGGCGGATACGGGCGGGCCGTCAAGATGGCAGAGGTCGTCAAGCGGTTCCTTGCCGAGACGGGCGGTCTGGCGATGCCGTCAGGTCCACACATAAGCAGCGCGGTGGCCTTGGCATCTGAACCAGTGGGAGAACGGGGCGCGACAATCGACAGGATGGTTGCGGCGGGTGTTCCGTTGGCAGAGGCGTGGCAACAATCCGACGCAGCATACGCCCAGGGGATAACCCGTGGCGGCGAGCAGGCCACTCCTGAAGCTGTCCCCGGCCCACCAGCGGCCGTTGAGGCCCCGATAGGTGCCGCGGCGCCACAGAGGGAGTTGCGGCCCTCTCGGGGGGACCCATTCGAGGGCCTTCCCCCGGCCCAAGGCGCGGTGATGAATCTGCCGCCGAGTGGTGGCGAGGACCCATGGTCGCTGCGGGCGAAGCAGGCCAGGACCTACGAGGACGTGATCGGACTGGCGCGGGATGCCGACATGCCGGCCAAACGTACCGAGGTCATGCGGTTGGCGCAAGAGACGGCCCGCGCCGAGAGTGGGTACGACTACTTGCTTGGGAGTCACAAGCGGCGGGCTGCGCTTGAGGTGGCCAAGATGTTCCCGAAAGACCAGGAGCCTGTGTCTGAGGCTGACCGGGCGCTGGCTTATCAGCGGTACATGGCCGGCGACAAGTCTGCGATGCAGACCACCGACATTGGGGCCACGATGCAGGGGCGCATCGGAAGGACCGAGGCTCAGACGGAAGCGTCTCGGGCGTCGGCGGGATTGGCGAACACGCGCGGCAAAGACATCGAGGCAAGGCAACCCAGCATCATCGGCAGGAATGCCGCTCAGGCGGAAGCGTCTCGGGCGTCGGCGGGATTGGCCACAGCCCGAGCAAAGACCGAGAACCTGTTGCGGGACGCTCGACGCAGGAAGATCGAGGCCGAGATCCTTGCCATGGGTCGCCGCGCCTCAGCGGCCCTGATAAGCGCAAGGGCATCCTGGAGCAGGGCTGGCACCGCCGCCCGTGGCCAAGAGCGCATGGAGCGCAACGACGTTACTCAGAGCATCAGGACGGTCTACACCCAGGAGTACGCACCGTTGGCTCGGCTGCGCAACGATCTACAGAGCGAACTCAACAAGGCACTAACCGCCGCCAACGCACAGGTTCCACCAGGCGTCCCTGCCGGAAGCCCACAGTACACCGCCATGGTCGCCGCAATCGAGGACGCCAGGGCGGCGGTCCCCATCCTCCGGGACAATCTGGCGACAATCACCACGACGATTGCCAACCTGGAGATCGAGGTGCGGCGGAACATTTCCCTGGCCCCAGCGGAGTTGCAGGACGCCCTCAAGAGGGACTTCGCGGCAATAGAATCCGCAGAGACGGAGGACCTGTAGTTGCCCATACCGCCCGAGATTGAGTCTGGCTCGTGGGCCAAACACTCGACGGACCCAGGCAGCCTGGCACGCATGGGCAAGGCCGCGCTTGGGTTGCCCGTGGCTGCGGCCGGGGCAGTGACGAACATCGGGCGACTCGGGCGGCAGGAAGAGGGCGCCGGTTTCTTCGACATCCCCGAAGGTCTTAAGAACGCATGGAAGATGAACGAGGCCGACATCGAGGAGCGGCTGACCGGCGAACTGGGAGACAACTTCATCGAGCGCCTGCTGACCGACATGCGGGACAACGGTGCCGGAATCCTGGACGTGGCGGCGAAGTTGGTGGGAGCCCAAAGCACCGAGGACACCAAAAAGCCGACATGGGAGTATCTGGCCGGCCGATGGGAAGAGGGGGCACAGGCGGGCGAGGCGTTCGGTGGGGGCGCAGCCGTATTCCTCGGCAAACTTGTTACGAGCCCGGGCGACACACTCAGCAGCCGCCCCTTCACGTTCGCTCTCTTCATGCTCCCGGCGTGGCGAGCCGCCAAGGCCGCAGGCAAGTTGCACCCCAAACTCCTGCCCCTCCTTGAGAGAGTCGAGCAGGCAGAGGCAGTCCTGCGGCGGGCCCCGCGCAAGGTTGTGGCCGATGTTGCCGCTGGTCTCAAGGGCGTCCTAGACGACATCGTAGACCGGCATATCGACACCAAGTATCCCCCGGAAGTCAAGGCACGGATCAGGCAGTCACGGTCTGCCGAGATCGAGGCCCGCATGGACCGCTGGCTTGACCAGAATCTAGTGCAGGCATCCGGGGACGAGTCCTTGGTGATGAACCAGATATTCCGGGACGGGTCGGAGATCGCCAAGGAGATCGTTGGGGACGTTGGCGGACTCGCCGCCGAGGTGCGCCGGGGGTTCAAGCCGGCCGACGCGATCAGGCCCGAACCACTTGCGCCGGAAGTGCCGCCGCTTGAGACTGCTGGCGAAGTGCGGGGCGGACCCGTCAGTACCGGTGCGGCGTACACGCCCGAACCTGCCACGGAGTTACTGCACGGGACTTCGCGGAAATTCGATAGGTTTGACCCATCGGTTACAAATCGCAGCGGAAGAAAGGTGAGCAGGTTCTACTTCACGGACAATCCTGAAGTGGCAAAGACATTTTCTAACGCTAGCGGGTTTCAACAGGTAACCGCCGATGCTTTCGCTGACAGGCTCGGAATCGAACCAGTTGATGCGATACCGCAACTGCGGTCGCAACTGGACGCGGCAATTGCCGAGGGAAAGCGCCTGGCGTATGTAGATGAAGCCGGAGTACTAAACCCGGCGGAATCTGCTGCCGCGATACCAAGAGATGCACTACTGGATGGCGATGTGCGGCTGTATGACAACAACAGGTGGCCGCGCGTCGTGAAGGAGCATGTCAGGGGTCGAGTGTTGGACCTTACTGATCCGCGCAATATCCCAGACGATCTGCGCTACGTTTTGGAACGCGAGGCCATCTATCGTCCATGGGAAAATGGGCCACCCGGATTCGGACATGAACATTCAACCGCGCTTTTGGAATACATGCGACGTAACGGCTATGGCGTTGCAAGAGTAAGCGATACCTATGAGAGCGGGTTTCAATCATACTTGGTGCTACCAGAAAAGATCGGGCGCCCACCGGGTTCGCCGACCGACGCCATCGACACCGTCAAGCCAGCCGAGCGGCCGGCGCGCAAGGCAGAGGTGGTTGATTTCGACCCCGACGCCGCCGATCCAGCAATGGAGGCCGCCGTTCGCGCCGAGACCGAGCGCATGTGGCGGGAGAGGCAACAGGCCGAGGCCACACCAGAAGCGCCAGCCATTGATGACGCCCCGCTTCCCGAGGAGTTGTACCCCGTCGATGACGTTCGCGGCGAACTGCCCGATCTGCCGGGCGAGGTTCCTCTTGCGCCACCCAGGGAGGTATCCCTGCCCCTGGGCGGCACTATCCACATGGTCAGGACCGGCCAAAGGGCCGGACACCCGCGCATATCCGCTCTCAGGGAGACCTACGCCAAGACGCCAGAGAAGCACGGGGTCGACGGCAGGCATATCCTCCTCAAGCACATCCGAGAGGGGAAGGTTCCGGCGAGTCTCGTCAACGACCCCGACCTCGCCGCCGCTGCGTACTACTTCGGGGATCAGTACCAGTCGGGGAATCTGCCCAAGGTGGCACTGGACCACCCGGTCATCAAGGAGACCATCGGCAGGGCCGCGGAAGCACTGGACGGGTTGTTGTCGCCCAAGGACCTCGTGCTCAACACGATGGAACCCGAACTGCGCCTCTTGCAGGACCGGTTGCCGTCCGAACGTCTGGTTGCGCAGGACTGGGCCAACATCATGGTCGGGTCGATTGCGGACACGTCGCCACAACTGTTGCGGTCCAAGGCATTCCGGGCCGACTTCCTCCAGCGAGCCACCAAGGCCGGCCTTGCGAGGAAGGCGGCGATCAAGCGGATCAAAACGATTGCCGACGACCTCTTGCTGCCCGATGCGGCCAACTTCGTCATTGAGTTGAGGGGCGGGAAGACCGTCGACCTCGCCGCTATTCTCCTCGACACAGTGAAGGCCAATAAGGAAAGCATGGCCGCCGTTCAGGCTGAAGTGCTCAATCGCATGGCGGGCGTCGTAGGGGCGAAGGCGGCGCGGGCACGGATCATCGACGCCTTCGGGGACCAACTTCGCCGCGTCACCGGCGACACCATCCCTGAGTACGTTCAGTCGCTCATCAACGAAGTGATCATCAACGAGCGCCCGCTTCCGCCAGCCATCCTTGGCCCGCCGGGCGCCGACGGCGTCACAATCGCCCGGCACCTAACCGACATGAAGGGGCGCCTGGTCAAGGAACTGGTAGCCGCCGGCATGGAGGAGTCCGTTGCCGCCCAGAAAATCGCAGACCTCGCAGGGGACCTGATCGGCGGGTACAAGAAGCCGTCCAAGATTCTGAGGGAAGAGTTTGCCCGACTCAGCAACGAACGCCCCCTCATCCCTGAAGAGACGCCGGCGGAGGCACGCCGGAGCGGAGACTACCGGGACATCACGGCGGTTCGGCAAGGCATCGACCACTCATGGGCATGGCTTCTGCAGGACATGGCCGTAGACAGCCAGACCGGGCTCCTCGGCTTCATGGACCGCTTCATCGCCACCATGAAGATGAACTACACCGTCCGCAACCTGCCGACCCTCATCCGCAACTATGGATCGTGGGTCCAGGCAGGATCGGTGGCGTTCGGCAAGACCCCCATCGAGACCATCTTCCGAGACATCAAGACCGGTCGTCTTGAGCGCCAGTACCGGGCCGGCAAGGTGTCGGACCCCAAGATCGGCGGGCTCATGCGGGAGGCTGACCGCCTTGGAGTTGCGGACGGCACGCTCGTCGATGCCGAACTGGGCGGAATGGAGGGGGCCGCCGGGTTCCTTGGAAAGGGCGTTTCCGTCCCCGCCGAGGTCGTCAAGCGGGTCAACGCGGCCATGGCCAAGGGTTACAGGATGGGGGACAACATCCCCAAGAAGACCCTGTTTCTCGATAAGGCCACGGAAACACTGGACTTCATGGACGCGATGGAACCCGGTACGGCGGCAGAGTTCACCATTCGCAAGGGACAGACCGTCGTTGTGCGGAAGACGACCGAGGGAATGACTGTCGAGAACGCGACGGCCGGTTGGCGTCCCGTGTCCGAGCCGATGAAGAACGCCCGGCCCCTGGACGAACAGGGCCGCATCAGGATCGCCGCCCGTGAGGGGAAGTTTGAGGGCGAGCGGTTTCTGTTCGACTATCCCGACCGGCCGATCCTCCTCCAGGCCGTGCGAGCATCCAGGGTCCTGCAACTCGTGGCGTCCCCGTTCCTGACGTGGTTCTTCAAGGCCAGCGACCTCAGCAAGCGGGGGTTGGTGTCCGAGGTGTTGACGGGACCACGCTTCCCTAACACCAACAGCAGGGCCATCAACGCCTACGCCGCCAAGCAACTGGCGGACTTCACCGCCCGGCGGTCGATGCTCATGGCTGGGGCACGGGCCGACCTCCTCGGGCCAGAAAACAGGCGTCGGCGGGATATGCTCAAGTACCTGCCCCGCGACGTGGGCATGATCCTGACGACCGAACTGGCAAACCCCCGCTACATCGGATTCCTAGACCTCAAGTTTGCCGACTACGCCGAGCCCTCAGAGATTGCGATTCGGGCACTCGGGGGCGGGATGCAGTCGGTGGTTCATACCCTCCATCCCGGCTACGACTTCGACTGGCTCTGGGAGCGTGACGCCAAGGGTATCGTCAAGGACCTGGACGCCCGGACCGACTTGGACCCCGAAGAGAAGCAGAAGATTGCCCAGCGCCGGGCAGCCGTGGTCCGCAACATCGGTAGGCAGGTGTGGGGTTGGCAGGACGTGTTCCTTATGGCTGGCGCCACCGGCAATCCGATAGCCGAGTTCATCTTCGCCGCCTTCGACGCGGACAAGCAGAATCGCCCCATTCACTGGCAACGCTTCGGGGCGGGTCTCATTGGTGGCAGCGCAGTGAAAACCATCGACGTGGCGATAGGTGCCGTTGACCCACGCTCGACACTGTCAACGCGTCGGTGGGCCGTCTCCGAGGACCCGGACGGAACCGAAGAGGGCATAAAGTGGGCCTTCCGCACGATGGTTGGCCTCGGTTGGCGCATCGAGGAGGTCGGCAACACACCCTTCAGAACCAATAAGATCAGGGTCAAGGGGAGGGGGCGCATCCACGAGCATGTCCGGCGCGTCAAGGCGGCGATGGGTTCGGACCTCACGCGAGCCATCAAGGGGCGTATCGAGGAGATGGGGAAGGAATACCCCCTGGATCAGGAACAGATCGAACGGGCATACAAGAAGCTTTACTTTTACCGCCAAGTCATTGAGGCGGAGGCGGTGAGGGTAACACGGGACCTGAATGAACTGCGAGAACCATGGGTCGGAAACACGACCAAGACAAAGGAGACACAGACACCATGAGAAGGACCATCCTGCTTGCACTCACCGTCATGGCCGTGTTGGCGTTCACCACGTTCGCCAGTGCGTCCACCCGTAACTACACCGACATCCCGAACGCAACGATCACGTCGACGCAGTCGGGCACCTTGGGGACCATGACCCTCAAGCACAAGTACACCGGCGCCACCTTCTTCACCCTCAACACCAACGGCGACATGCTCTTCGCCGGGGGCAATACCTTCCTCCTGGGGGCCGCAGAGAAGGTCTGGATCGACGCCGCAACCACGGCCCACACCAACACTGACGGAGCCCTGGATATTGACTTCGCCAGCATCACCAACGACGCCATTGGCCAGACCATCACGGCGACCATGAACAACGGGACCGCGGCCGGCGAGAACATCTACGGCCTCGGAATCGAGATGATTGCCAACGACGCCGACGGCGACCTGTTCGGGCAGTACATCCAGTGCAACGCCACCGCAACCGCCGGCGCCGGATCGTGTGAGGTACTGTTGAGTCTGCATAACGCAGAGAACACGGCGGGGGTGGTCCCCGACGGGATACTCATCACCGATGACCAGGCCGGAGGCATCATCGACGCGGTCGACGCGTCGGACGCCGACATCGTGAACGCCCTCAACGCCGGCCCGAACAACGTCATACTCACCACCGGGGCGATCACCGCATCTGGTAACTCGACATGGAGTCTCACCGGAACCGATGCCGGCAACCTCCTGCTGACCATCGACTCCATCAACGCAGGCGCCGGCGAGGGGCGGTTGGCCCTGAACGCCGACGAGCAGGTGGATATTGGGGATGGCACAGCAATTGTGACCCTCGACGGCGGCGTACTCAGCACCGCCGGACTGGTATCTGGTTCAATCACTCCGTCGGCTGCCCTCACCCTGACTCCCGCCGCTTCCTCTACGTGGAGCGTGTCGGGCAACGACGCAGGGGATCTGACCCTCCTGGTCGACTCCGTGAACGCGGGTGCCGGCAACGGCATCCTGAGCCTGACCGCCGACAACACCGTAAATGTTGGCGACGCCGCCGGCAACCCCGCCGTCAACGTACTGGGGGCCGGACTCGTGACTGTCACGGGGAATATCAACGCCAACGGCGGCGTGGACGTTGTGGGCGCCCTCACTGCTGACTCGGACTCCGACTGGACTCTCACTGGCACCGAGAACGTGGGCATCACTTCGGACCCCGGAGCGGACACTGCTGCAACCTCCATGTTCATCTCGATCGACGGCGAGGACACAATCGGCGCCGACGAGGCCCAGTACGGGCTTCTGATCTCGCAGCCCGTCAACGCCTCCGACGTGGACGAAGCAGCCGACGCCCTCCTGGTGCTCGACAACAACGACGTGAACGATCCTGTCGGGGCAGCGATCCTGATCCTGGCGACCGGTGCAGGGGGGTACACCAACTACATCGACTCCCCCAACTTCGACGTGACGAACGCCGGACTGGTGAGGGTCGCCGCCGCTCAGGGCATCGACACCCTGGCCGCCGGTGCCCTGAGCTTCGGCAACACCACGGCGACCTCGGCCAGCATCTGCAACTCGGCGGCCTGCGACACCATCGGGATCGGCGACAATGCCGACGCCGACGCAATCACCATCGGCGACGCATCCGACGCCCTGATCTTGAACGATGTCCACTGGTCGATCAGTGACGCCGGGCTCTTCCTTGTTGCTGCTGGCCAGGGCTTGACCACGACAGGTGCCGGTGCCCTCAACCTCGGGACCGCCACCGCAACCTCCGTGGCCATCGGGTCCGGGGCCGTGACCGCAGTGACCATCTCCACGGACGGGACCGGGGACGCCGAGGTCGTGTTGCCCAACGACTCCATCGGGGCGGCCGAGATTGCCACCGGGGCCGTGGTTGCTGACGGGATTGCTGACACGACTTGCCTCCAGATAATCTCCGTGGCCTTCGACCCGAGCGAGCCGCAGGCCACGGTTGACTACGTGAGTATCGGCGCCATCGACGTGGCCACCGGGAACGCGTCCTTCTCGGTCACGGAGGCCAACGAGGACCAGTTCCGGGTGCCCGTGGCGGCCCTGGCTCACAACCTGAGCGTGGTCGTGGACGTGGACCCTGGCAACGGCGGGGCGGACAACTGGGCGATCACTCTGCGCGATGATGCCGGCGGCACTGCCTTGACCTGCACCATTGCGGGCGGGACTACCTGCACGGACGTGGCCAACAACCCGGCCATCCTCGCCGGGTCGAAGCTGGACGTGTTGGTTACGTCGGCGGGGGGCGCTAGCGACCCCGAGTTGGCCGCCGAGATGATCATCTCCTTCTGCCTCGGGCAGTAGCACAAGCCGAGTGGCCCCTGGGGGTTGACGCCCCTGGGGGCCTCTCTTGGAGGACCGAAGCATGAAAACCGGACTCCCCTACAGTTTCGACGGCACGATTGTGGCGGGTGGCGCCGCCGTAGTCGTCGACCTCTATGCCAACCTCCAGGGCAAGGCCCGAGGCTTCTTCGTGGTCAACGACGGCCCTGGCAACCTCTCCGTGGAGGTCTCCAACGACGGGACCAACTATGGGAGCGCCTTTTTGGTGGGCAGCGGGGAGCAGTACAGCTTCCCGCCGTTCACCCACGCAACAGGGGAGGAACGGGAGAAGGAGGCCATTTCCCGCATCCGCCTCGACGACGACGGGGCCAACACAACCTACCGCGGCCAGGCCCGCTAGGAGGAGACCATGAGCCAATCTTTCGGCATCTCCCCGGCGACCTCTGACCCGAAGGGAACCGCGACCGCCGCCGTCGGCACCCACGCTGCTCTTGACACCGGCGTGCACGGGGTCGGAGGGTCCACCGTCCTGTCGGCGTCCACCGCCGCCGCCACCTATTCCCCGTTGACCCACGCCCACTGGATCGACTTCCCCACGAAATGCCAGTACTTGAACATCAAGAACGGGGTGACCCAGTACCCGGCCAACACCAACGGGAACTACTGGTGGAGCGTCCCCGGCTACAACATCCGGTTGATCTCGCCCGATGCGAGCGTCCTCTACGGCTTCAGCGCCACCCACGCGTCGAAGGGGGCCCTCGGCGTGACGACCGTGACCTACGCCGTCTACATCAACGGCGTCGAGCAGGTCGCCACCCAGCTTGCGTTTGCGGACGCCGACGCAGGGACCGCCTTCAAGTCGTGGATCCCTGCTGGTGGGGCCGAGATCGCCGTC